GGGTGTCTGCTACTGGCAAGGTCTGAGACCCTGCTAATAGTTACTCTGTCTGCTAGGACCGTTTTTGACGGCACTCCTAGTCTAGAATTAGAGTAATTGGGTTTCATACCATATCTACCGTAGTAGCTGGTTCCTTCTATGAGGAGCCAACTACGGGGCCGATAAGGGGTATTCTACCTTCCTGCACCTTTTCAGGTGACGAAGGAGGAATACCGTCTTTTGGGTCCTTTAAAGTGCCTTGCGAGGTGCAAAACAATTCAAAAGTCCCTAAAGACTACGACGGATAATGGTTGGAGGTAACACTCCCACCGGGCTACCATACCCGGTGCCATTGTCCACCCTCGTGGTTTTTACACTTAGAAGAGGATTGCTCCTTAAAAGACGAAGTCTTGGGATCGAAAGATCCCAGGCTGCCGTGGATATAGGTATAACAGGCTATGCTGTAGGAATAGACAGAGAGATTGTATCAATCTATCCAGTCCCTAACATTCATGTCCTGCGTGACTTAAGTAAACCAGTGCGACCACGTAACCATTCGTGGCTCCGAATTGTCAACATTCCCTTTTAAAGGATGAGACCTCTGGAACCTCTGAGGTGTAGTAGGCTACTGGTGTTATACTTGTACACTAACCTATAGTATCCAAGAACCGTATTCACGGTATGATCTACCCGAGAGTAAGTACCACCTAAGGTCTCATGATTATTAGTCATGGGACTATGGTGAGTCATACTGCCTCGGATGCATTTGACTACGATGATTCTATCATTGATCTTCTTTTCTGGAATGCTCTCTCTCTTGCACTTCCTACACTTGGAAAATATCCTTGTGTTAGGTTTGGGTTTCCCCGTGCACTATTATCTGGCTTTAACAGGCCTTTTAATATGTGTAAGAGGAGCCTTCGCATTGAGAAGATGCCTTCCCTACATCAGATTTCTGATGAAGTCGGTAAAACGACTTGCTGAGAAGGATGCCGTGGTTTCGGCAGCCAATGTAGCCCCGGTTAAACCGGGGTCTCAGACCAAACCAGGGGGGAAACCCCTTTCAAGAGGTATTCATACCTCTAGTCGGTCGAGAAATCCTAACCGTAAGTCGCGTGCTTCGGACAATAGGTTTACCTATTCGAAGAAGATCATCGACAGCTTCTTTAAGGTGATTTCAAAGGAGGGTACTCTGGTAGCCTTGAGAATGAGGGAACGGATGTTTTCAACTAAATTACGTAAAGTAATCTGGAAGAAACTTCCATACCCCCATATTTCAGCTCTTTTTAGAAAGGTTGGTTTCCGAATGTTCGGAGCCTGCTTTCCTCAAAAAGGGAAATATTCCTCTCGACTGAGACAACTTCATGCGTTCCTGGTGCATATTCAAAATATGACCCGTAACCATGGACCTAGCTATGTTGTGAAGTATTTAAAAACTTCTCAACTAGCAATCCAAAAGGCTATCGCTGGAACTCCACTTAGTTCTCTGAACCAGGTGGACCCATCCTTAGCATTCCCTAGCCTGTCGAGCTGTGGGCTTCCGAAGTTTATTCCTATAAGGGATAGACGACTGATGCTCAAAAACAGCTCGGCTTCGGTCATACGGTGGTGGCTGACATTGTATTCGGTGTATAGAGTTATCTATGTACCGGGTACATTAAAGCTGTCAACAATTACCGATCCTATGACTGTATCCTTAGAATCTGTTGTATCGGTAGCGGAGGAAATGATGATTATCATTAATCCGGCTAATTTTGATACTTCAAAATTCTTTGGAAAGGCTAAGTTCCTCTTCTTGGAGAGCGCCTCAGCAACAGCTCGTGTTAGCTGGCTGGGGTTTGTTGCAGATGTCGTGCCGCTCGCAGCACACAATCATCTCCATCTAATCCTGGACTTCCTTCGCCTAAGTGGTAATAATCACTTGGCTGGGTTCATCAATTATATTTCTCAACACGTTCCGTTATTCACGGACCTTGTATTGGGAGATATCCTAGGCTTCAATAATAGAAGTATAGGAAAATTGAAAACCAAAAAGGAAGCTGCAGGGAAAGTTAGGGTGTTCGCAATGGTAGACGTATGGACTCAGTCCGCACTGAAACCGTTGCATGAGATGCTTTTCTCATTCTTAAGAACACTTCCTAATGATGGAACCTTTGATCAAAACAAATCTGTAGAGAGATGTTTTGTCAAGGTTGCTGCTACAGGAAAATCTTTCGGTTATGACCTTTCGGCCGCAACTGATCGACTTCCTATAGTACTCCAAACCCGGATAATTGATAAGATTATTCCGGGATTCGGGGGGCTTTGGGCAAAACTGCTAGTGTCAAGAGAGTACCACATCGCCGAAAAAGATTTCGACGTGGAGGACTACTTACACTATGCAGTGGGGCAACCGATGGGGGCCTATTCTAGCTGGGGGATGTTAGCGGTGACTCACCACTACATCGCTCAGTTAGCGGCTGTTAAAGCTCTCGTTACACGAGGTGCTTCTCCAGAGGATTCCAAATTTTGGATTCTTGGTTCTGAAGCTTCGCAAGTATTCAATCTACCATCTTCATGGTATACTGGATACGAAGTATTGGGTGACGACATAGTCTTCTTTGAAGAAGATGTCGCCCAAGAATATCTATTATTAATGGATAGACTTGGGGTTCCTATTAACCTCTCTAAGAGTGTTATTGGGAAAAATCCAACCTTCGAGTTTGCGAAAGTAACAGGCCATAAAGGCAACCATGTTGCTGCGGTCTCCTGGGCCATGTTCATGGCCCAGCCAAGTATAATGGGACGTGCTGGTATCGCTTATTCCTTAATCGGAAAAGGGATAGTCAAAACGTCTATTATATCTTGGTTGAGAACCTTTGCCCGACAATCACGCTATACTGAAGGGAGTGATTCTACATTCTACCTTGCTCTGGGAACTATGTTCTCCAGAAAAGGAAAAATGGATTATTTTGCCTTCTTATATAGCATAATGCAGAAAACGCTTGGTTACTATAATGTCTACAGTACTTTGCTTGAGAAAGCAAATACTACAGTCATTAAACAAGCAATTTCTGCGATTGTCAAAACCGGAAAATCAGTCCAAGTTCCTAATCCAATTCAAAAAAGAAGAGGATGGAAAACCGATGAATTCGAGTTGAAAACAGCGGTTTGGACTACTATCAACACCTTTATGCATGGTTCTAATTTAAATGGTCGACAAGTGTCGGCCTTGAACCCGCATAGAGATGCGATTCTCCTGGCGAAGGAGCTCTTATGCACTCCACCCATGCGATTGGGGCTGACTGGCGATCGACTGCTAAAAGCAGAAAATCACAAAGTCTTTGGCCTTGATAAGGCAGCCTTACAGTACATGGATCAGTATGAGGCCTTCATCCACCATTTATTCTGTTATCTATTCGTACATTTTTACGATAAACTAACAGTTTTACAGATGGAAATTGAGAATAAAACTCAATTTGGGCAAGCTGACCTTAGTCTCGGCGAACTTTTGGATGTTGTGGATATCATAGACCGTTACAAAGAAGTTTTACTTCTTGTGCGGAGAATGATAGACAAACTGGCAAATAAGACTGTCCCAGACCGAAATCTGGAAGATAGTCCGTTGGCAGTGCTTCAACAACTGATGTATGATGGTGATCCTTTTGGGCCACGTATGACGGGTCCAACTCCAAGTATTTATGGAGGTTCGCAACTACAAGATTACTTGTATGCTGTGAACAGGGTTGAGAGTTTCATTGAGTACAATGTACCAATGATTTCTGATGGTTCTCCGGTTATACCGGATTACTACAGTCCTCTCTCATCACAGTCAGGAGTGAAGTTGACTACTTTACCGTCCCTTGATTCACCTAACAAAGCTAGTTAGGATGGATCCTAAATCAGCCACGAAAGTCTCTCATACCGAGAGCGGAGTGTGGATAACTGATCGAGCG